TCGTTGTTCTTCTGTTACGAATGCGCTTACTGAATTCAAATTTGCGTTATTTTGTTTAATTAATTCTTGTTCTCTCATTCTCGCTTCTAAATTAGTTTTTCCATTAAATTTTTCAATTTCGGCCATTTCCCATTCATCCCAGCCCCCATTTTCTCTAATAGCCTGATAATGTTTTAGGTGATAATGTTTTTTGTCACTTTTAGTTACAGTATTTTTAAGGTGTTGTCTTTGTCTATTTCCAAAATTAGTAGTTTGTCCTATATAACAGTATTTCAATTCTGTATTTTTAGGACAAATTTTATACATAATATAATCGGTCAAGGTGTATTCATCTTCGGTGTTTACATTGATATACTCGTCTTCCATCTTTACTTAATTATATAACCGTGTCTTTAAGTTATTTTTATATAATTAAATCAAATTTAAATTTAAGAAATCTTCCGGGTAGGAATATCATTCGACACAAGATAAATGGAATTTTCGGTAATAACAATATACTCGGTGCCACTCTTGTAAAATTTTGCAATGGTGCTGGTATATTCATCTTCAGATTTCACAAGCAACTTCTCTCCATTTTCCTTTGCGCCAATTAGTGCCTTTTTATCTAGAGAAGCGGCCCAATAATCCATCATAATAGGCTTGTCATCAACGATACTAAGTTTTGCTGCGTGTTTCATAGTAATATCAGAAGGAAGGCGATAATTGAAGGTAGCTTCGCTTTTTTGTGCTGGTTTAGTTTCAGACATTTTATATAATTTGAATTAATCCTTTAAATACTTATAATTTAAAAGTATTTTAATTTAGACATTTAAAATATTAATAAATATAATGAAAAGTGTATCAACAACTAAGGATAACAATTATTCGTTGCTGTGTTCTGAAAATTACAGAGAAAAGTTAGATTGTGATGTTAGTGAAGTAACCAAAAAATACGCGGACATCATAATAGATTATTATAAATTTATTATAGAAAATTTGAAAACAACAAATATAGAACTTTCAAAATTTATAATAATACGCGGCTTAGACACAATAACAAACGTATTTTCACAGCTATTATATCATACAAAAAATCTAAACCTGACATATTTTCATTGCCAGAAATCCTTCTACTTTTATGTAGAATTTGTAGGTCAAATATCAGACGTTGAGAAGACCTTTTTGCAACTTACATCAAGAGACGCAACTACATATGTTTATAAGAAAACAATATTCGAAGTTAAAAACGATTATAAAAAACCAACCAGTAATGACGACGAATTCAAGAGTAAATTAGATATAATACAAACGAATATAAATGTAATTCAAACATACTTGTTAAAAATTGTACAAACGAATACTAAGAAAACATCCAATATAGATATTCTTAAAAAACTGGTGGAAAAATTAATTACACTTCAAAACAAAATTAATATGAGTATACTTGCTAAAATTACAGATATGTTGTATTATACTGTTGATGACACCGATGTATTCTTTGAAATAAACAAACTATTAATAAAACAAATATCGAAATCTCCTGGCTTATTAAAAAACGCAGAAAAAAAGTGTGATACATTGGAAATAGATTTAAAGTTAAATGATACCCCTGATAAATTTATAAACTGGTTATTATCTAAAGCTTAATATTTAATCCTTAATAGTAATAGTAATAGTTTTTCTACGAATCTTTTTCTTCTTGTCTTTAACTGGAATTCCTTCGTCTGTTTTAGATTTCTGACAAATATTTTTAAACTCATTATTAAGTACGATTTTAAGAAATTCGTAAATTTTTAATAAAACAGATTCATCGCACCTACCGACTATCAAAACGCTACCAGTTCTGAATATCATAAACGATACCTCGGAAACATTTTTAAACAAGTGTTTACTCTCGTCTGATATTTGAGAACCACTTTGAAATAAAACGTCTGGATTATAATAGAATTTACATTGGATTCCGGGATAAGAACACGGGTCATAGATTGACTGTATATTATACTTAAGTTTAAGGATATCATACAGAACTTCTCTGTTAATATAAAACCCACAATTGAAATTTGAATTGATAAGGACAGTTTCAGTGCTATTATGTTTATACGCAAGAGTTTCTTTAACGTAAGGTTGTAGTGTTTCCAATATTTGTAGCAAAATTAACTCGAATACTACTTCACTCTGAACGCCAGGAATTTCAAGTTTTCCGGTATTAAAGACCTTCACGTGAAACTCCTTAAACATATTAACAACCTTGACACGAAGTATTAATACGAAACAATTATAAAATGCGCTCTTCTTCTTACATCTATAACTTAAAATATCCTTCTTTGAAATTCCAATGCTAACCTTACGAATATCCTTGAACTTGATACGTCCAGTTGGGTTATCAATATGGGTTATAATATACTCTTCAAAATATGTCTCATCTTTTAGATTATCAGCAATTATTTCCATCTCTTCATGTGTCGTTGAGTTGAACTTCATTTGCTTTTTAATTACACCTTTAGACGTTTGTGCGTAGGGAATGACCGGTATGCCCCAAAATAACTCCTTCAAATCAATTGGCATATTTAAATACGAAATTTTCGTTTTGGTTGATATATATATATCGCTTGGTCTAGGTGCTTCAGAGGTAAGGTCTGTTACAATATCGGCAGACATAAATTCTTCTGTTGAGTGTTTAATAATTGGTTCAATATCTTCATCTGACACCTCATCGTCGTAATCAGTTGACATAAAATTTGCCCATTCTTGGTCGATGTTCATGGTCGAAGACATTATATATTCTTAGCTAGTGTCTTTATATTCTTTATATTATTCTAATCTCAATTATTTTCTTTATTATAATATATAAAGAATGCTACCGGTCCAACGAACTATTCATGAGAGAAGCAAAAATATAGAAATTATCAAAAGTCAACCTACACCACTCAAGAAACAAATCCGTACTGAAGAATACGGATTAAATCTAAGCGCATTTGACCCATCTAAAAGTTCGCCTCCCAACGAATTTATGATGAAATTATACGCAAGAATGAACGTTTACAGTAATTATACCGATAAAAATGTTGACATTTTGGTTAAAGAATAATATATATGAATGTTGTTGTTTTGGATTTCGGAATGCATCAAATTTTCAACAAAATTTAGAAAACCGCTTGTTACATATTTAGGATACCCGCGAATAATATAATTTAGAAAGTCTTTAATTATATTTTTTTTGTCAATGTTGTATTCAATACTAACTTCGTCTAAAAATACCTTGATATTTTTAATTTTTTCATTCGTGTTGAACATTTTAATTAGTTTTACCCATATATCGCTATCAATGATATTTAAATGATTCGGCTCTCCTGATTGCGTTTTAGACAAGTCTTGGTTTGACTGTAGAAAATTAATCATACTCCTAATATCAGACTTAAATAATCGTTGAATACATTTTAACGATTTTTGGGATATATTTAAATTTTCAGACTCCGAAATATTTGTTAAAAATTGAACAATATCATCACTTGGAAGCTGATTAAAACGCAAACGTATAAATTCATTCTGTAACCCCTCGTCTATTCTACTTATATAATTACAAATTAAACAAAAACGCACATTACTTGAGTAACTTTGTAATAGATAACGCAACGCCTGTTGTGCGTTTTTTGTCATATAGTCGACCTCATCTAATATAACAAACTTCATTCCTGTATTGAATAAGGGTTTGGAATTAACAAAGCAGTTTATTTGGTTCCTTATAATATCAATACCTCTTTCATCTGATGCGTTTAAATGAATAATCAAGTCTCTATTCTTATTGTTTAACTTTGTCTGGTAAGAGTTTATCAAGTTTATTATCGTTGTTGTCTTACCTGTGCCCGGCGGACCGTAAAAAAGCAAATTCGGAAAATAGGACGTTTCTATTATATTGTTTAAAATTTGTCTGTTCAGCGGGTCTAATACTATGTCGTCAAACTGATGCGGTCTATATTTTTCAACCCAAACGAATCCACTATTCATTAATTTATATAAAATGACGCTTTTAATACATAATCGATAAAATTTATCAACGGTTTTATTTATACAAAATTTGTTTTAAATCTTATATTAGGATTCGGGGATTTAAAATACGCTTTGTTTTTTGTTTATTTTTGTATTTAAAAATAATTGAAATAAAATATTAAGGAAGGTGAATGGATAAATACAAAATGTCTACGGTTCATAAGAAATCAGGGTTTTTAGAGGTTATATTTGGTCCGATGTTTAGTGGCAAAACAACCGCACTATTAGAAATTTATAAACAGTGTTTATTTTGCAATATACCCATTTCTATAATTAATCACTCAAGCGATACAAGATATAACGATACTTTGGTTTCGACGCACGATAAGATTACTGCTCCGTGTATTCAATCATCTAAATTAGGAGATGTTTGGTTCCCCAATGAACAAATGGAACCTAAAGACGGCTACGTTTATAAATCTCATTGTTCATTGAGACGATCGGACGTCATATTAATAAACGAAGGTCAATTCTTTACAGACTTGTATGATGTAGTGGTAGATATGCTTAAACATAAGAAAAAAATATATGTTGGAGGGTTAGATGGCGACTTTGAAAGGAAAAAATTTGGACAGATCTTAGATTTAATACCGATTTGTGACAATGTTCGTAAGATTACTTCTCTATGTTCAATATGTAAAGACGGAACTCGTGGAATATTTTCAATGCGATTAACAAGCGAAACAGAACAAACCGTAGTAGGTTCAGATAATTATATTCCCGTTTGCCGGGATTGTTATGACAGTAAATCACGATAAGTATAAATGTAGGACTTGCCCTAAGTATATTTTAAAACGATTTAAATCAAATTTGTATATTAAAGTATAGCTACTATGTCTCCAATCGACAATTCTAATATTCAAACAAACACAGCACCAAAAAAACGCGGTAGAAAATCTAAAAAGGAAATTGAACTAGCTTTACAGTCTCAAAGTATAGAAAATATTAATGTTGTAGTAGAAGACAATTTTAACGACAAATCTAATATAAATGACATTATTGTGTCAGATACATTTTTATCAACACTGGATGACTCTCAAGAAAATACGATTAATGATGAAAATATTTTTTTTAGTGACAGTAGTAATGCGGTAATTACCGATGATGGTAAGCCTCTACCAAAAAAACGCGGTCGCAAACCAAAAGGTGGTAAGATTATTCAACAAGTAGTATCTAGTAACAACAACATCGAATCTAAACCAAATATTATCTTACATTTAAAATGTTCTACAAAAGATTTACAATTTAATTTAGGAAATTGTCCGGATATTCAAAGCTTCGATATTCAAACCAACGCCCATCTATCCTATGAAATTATTAACACACCGTCAGAATTTTCAAATCCGCCTTTGTCTACAAATGAAATGACATCAATACAAACAAAAATTAGTGACGATATTTTTGAACAAGATGATAATAATATTGATACAAAAGAGGTATGGAAGAAACTTAAGGCGTTAGAACATAATCTACATATTAATAACATATGTGATAAAAAATCCGCGTGTTTTTGGTGCACTTGTGATTTTGACACACCGCCTGTTTACATTCCAAAATATTATGTAAAGGAAACATATAATGTATATGGATGTTTTTGTAGTCCAGAGTGTGCAACAGCCTATTTAATGGAAGAAAACATCGATAGTTCTGCGAGATTTGAAAGATATCATTTCTTGAATCACATATATTCAAAAGTATATGACTATAATAAGAATATCAAACCCGCACCAAACCCATATTATTTACTTGATAAATATTATGGTAATCTATCTATTCAGGAATATAGGTCTTTATTAAGAAACGAGCGTTTATTTTTAATTGTTGACAAACCTCTTACTAGAATTCTTCCTGAACTACATGAAGATAACGATGACTTTATTATCAATAATAAGATTATTCCGTCAAATACATTTCAAATCAAAAAAAAAATTCAAAAGAAACAAACTAAATCTAATATTTTAACAGACCAGTTCGGACTAACTCAATAAAATAATATTTAATTCTTAACAACAAATATTATTTTGTAACTCAATGTTTTTTTACCCTGCGGGTCCCGGTTGGTTTCCTTTTTACAGATGATAACTTGTACGTGGATTTCTTTTTATACGATGCGCGCTTGGGTTTGGCACCTTTTTTCCTGGTATTAATTTTCTAAAATCATAATATAAACGCGTTTTAACATTGTATACAGAGATCGAATGATACTAAATATAATTTTCACGCTGAATGGTGTTTATGATATTTTATGTGCGATGAGTATTCTTAAAATTATATACATTCCGTTTTTAGACAAAATTCATTTGTCTATGTTTAATAATTATGAAAATAATCCATTATTTGAACGGTTTATAGCATATTGGATATTCACATATGGTATAATAAGAATTACTAACAATCATCTATTCATATCATTGTCTTATTTTATCGAGGCTGTATTCTTTTTACATGAATATATTCACGGTTCAATGGATACATCAAAAACCAATTTTGTTATTATATCATCGATCGCACTTGGAATATTATCAATAATTGCTGGATCGTGAACGATCTATTTCAGGATTTGTTTGATATATCTGGATATATGCGATTCCTGAATAAATACCTCCCAATCCGCGGTTAATACCATTATCCATCCAAACAAATAAAATAGTAATTTTGTCTCACTATTTAAAAATCTAACATTTTAACAGACCAATTCGGACTAACTCAATAAAATAATATTTACTTATTCATAACAAATATTATTTTGTAACTCAATGTTTTTTTACCCTGCGGGTCCCGGTTGGTTTCCTTTTTACAGATGATAACTTGTACGTGGATTTCTTTTTATTGGACACACGCTTGGGTTTAGCAGTTCGTTTTCTGGTATTACCTTTCTTTTTTATTCCCATTCCCAAATCGCTCCTCTTAACAGGTGATTCTAGAAGTTGTTCTAGCATGAAGGCTTCTTCCGCCTTAGTGTAAGGAATCGTTTTCTTATCACCTAACATCAATAATCTATTTTGAAGGGTTTTATATTCAACTTGCTGAGACATTCTTTCATGCTCTTTTTTCGATGCGGTTTCATTCATCATGTGTGCGATTGATTGTGTTAAACGAGGGTCTATTGAAGTCATAAAATTCTTTCTTACAGTTGGTCTGCCTCTTCGTAAGCTTGGGTTACGTTTTTCTTCCCTTTTCATACTTAACAACTGATACATTGCTCTTTTTTTGTCGCCTATTAACGCGCCATCATCGTCTGCGTCGGCAATATGAAAACCAACTTGTGATGGAGATAAATTTATTATGTCCTCAGCAGTTAATTTGTCTAGTTGGGCTTGTGTCTCGTAAGCATGCGTTTTACCCAAAGGATTCATTTTACGAGCAAAACTTCTAATACTTTTTGACATATTATAATATACAATAATATAATATTCTAAATTTGTGTATACGTTTGTTTTACTCTTACATTATTAGACCACTACACAACCTTTTTAACTTCTCCCTTCTCAACTCTTTCGTGATAGTTGCGCATATTTGAATCTAATCTATATCGCAGCTGTTTATAAATCTCTTGGTTTACAGATTTTATCGGCTCTTGTTTCTTTTCTTGTATACCTAAATATCTTTTAATTGTAGCCATTTCATCAAAGTTATTTTCTCTCAGTTTTATTACTGCTATCTCTTCGGTATAGTCTGTTTGTCTCATAATCAATTGAACCTTTTCATCGATCAACTCGGTCTCTACTAACGAAATACTGTCCGCCATATATGAATATGATAAATTATTTTTTAAACCATATTAAACGAATCGT